GCTGATGTTGGACTACCTTCTTCCAGTTCCACGAATGCGTCGTACGATTCCACATAGCATGTCTACTTGACATAAAAACGTCAAGCGACACATCTATAGCAGTATCATCGTCGCGTTCATAGGGTCGGAAGTACCTCCAACGCCCAGGCAAAAGGTCTAAAACCGTTTGCCAGGTATGGAAAAGCTTTCGCTTTCTCAAAGCGTTTAGAAGCGGGTAGCAATCATGATTCCCCTTAAGGGGTTTCTTGATGAAAACAGGTCTAACGTTCACGCCACAAAAGTAATCTGCACCACATGATTCCTTGAACTCTCCAATTACGAACGTTTTATCCGTATTAGGGGAAAAACCAAGGTCGCGCAATACTTCAATCAAGAGTAAAGCGCATTCATATGGCACAATAATGTCATCGCCGTAAACAGCGCATGTTCTATTCGGATGAATAGAGCAAACTGACATTACGTATTCCACTGCAGCCCGAAATATCAGGGTCTCAAGTGGAAAGCAGAAGCCGTTTCCCATGCTACAAAATTTCTCGTATCTAACTGGAGTTTTATTGTCCAGTGAGTATGACGGAGATCTAATAGCATCTAAAAAGGAAAACCAATCCGCCGGCAACAGTTCTTTAATCAGTTGAACTGACATCGAATCTGAAGCTGACGAAAGGTCTATGGTCGAATAACTTCCATAGAGGCTACCAATTCGGGCAAGTGCCTTATTGAGTGCCTGCGAAGATAGATCAACTCCTATACGACGAAGACGCTTTTTGTAAAAGCGATCAACGCCAGTTTGGAGGAAACCGTTCAGCGTAGGTTCAATGGCAATAGTCCTGTCCGTTTTGGCATTTTTGGGCACACAGGTAATTTTGTTGTACTGCACATATTCAACTTGGACTCCTGAGAAGTCGTAGATCTTGGCCCACTCCGACACATCACTGTGCGGAATAGGGACCAGAACACCCGTATCTACAGAAACGATGTCTCTGTAGTGGATGTTAGATCTCAAAGCAGTTAGTGCAACCGGCGCAGCAGACGGCGTGCAAGTGAGCTTCCGCAACTTTCTCACGAAAGTATGTATTGGCTCCATGTACACCCACGCTAGAACCGGGACCGAAATCGCAATTGGAATAGATTTCATCATAGGGAATAACATCCCCTATAACTGATCGAATCCACTCCCGCATGAAGTTCATATGCGGGGGCTCCATCCTCGAGCGTCGAGCTAAGAACTTTTGGTTCATTCGCTTACACTTTCGTTCCGTCTTTAGAAACTTCGAGATCGCAATGTCTTCGCGATTGATCGAAGGATCCTGGAATGGAAACTTAGAGAATAGAGCTGCGAGCTGATGAAGGCGGAATTTCTCATCCGCCAGTGACGTATACATCTGTGACGTCATATCATCGAGCATTTCGACAAACCTCAGATACTTGCCATTCGCGAGAAGCGAAGAAGCATTAAGTACTTGTGGATTCGTCGAAACCTTCAGGTCGTACGCCATTGCCGAGAAAATCTTTTGGAGATTCATCGGCGGTGCGTTTGCAGCATTGCGCTGTTTGTCGCGAAGAATACTCATTGCGAGTGATTCCTTTCTCAATGGTGAAGAGATAAGCCGAAATGGCGCTTATTACAAGCATTACCATCAGGCTGAATGCCAGAAATTCCCGCACGGTTAAGCGTTGATATCCAAGCTCTTGAACAGAGCCTTGGCATCAGCCGTATTAATCCATGCGGCGGCATCTGCAAGCACAGCATCCACATCAGCACTCGGTGTACCAACAGGTACACTTCCGCCGATGTAAAGGATGAGGTCTTGCTTCTCACCAGTGGTCGCGTTTACAGTCACAGTCTTCAACTGCTTGAAATACGGCTTCGAAACACCGTTGTACGCGCCGGAGCTTTTCGGATACGTGCGGGAAAGGGTCAATTGATCCTTTGCCGTAGGGGTATGATTAGCGCCAGCGTATGCAACAGAATCAGGAGAGTTGTACCGATCCAAGTTATAAGTACGTGTGTTGTATAGCATGGTGTTTATTACCTCAGGGTTATAGAAGTTTTTGAAGCTTCTGGGTTATTAGCGAAATTCCAGCAGTAATCTTGAACGTATCTAAAAGTTCATGATGCATGTTCTGCTTCGGCACGATGCCGACCAGTGTATGCAAACTGCAGGGGACGCGAGACTTTGCAAGGGTCACGCGTGACAGGGAACCTCCCGATCTAGAACCCGACCAGCCTGGCGACGTGCCTAAGGTAGTGGCTTTATCACCGTAGTGAGAAACCACCGCCGAAACAGTCGTCAGAGTATAGCCGGATGCTATGGGAGTAATACCCGATCGAGGTGTCAATGCGGAAATGAAATCACCCACATTGGCGAACCAGTCCACAACGAAGGAGAGTGTCGCATACTGCCAAACAGCTTTTGGAACGTCAGAAACTGACAAACCTAGGGCCGATTGCAGATCAACACTTGCTTCGTAGAGATAATACGCCCGACAAGTCACTGTCCTTCTAGCTTCATTGAAATGCTGAAGCTTCCAGATTTGTGCACTATCGGAGTATAATACATCTTCTCCTGATGACGTTTGTGTGTCAACAGCAGACGCTGTACCGCGCGATGTCATACGCACGGGGACTGGTTCAATAGCCTCGATTGCTTTCAGTATTCCTTGAATATCACTAATAAAAGGCATAATACCGAAGATAATTGTAAGATGTTGATTGGCAACGTCGCTAGATGTTGCCTTCACTTCATCCCACTTTCTCTTCTTCTTACGTCTTTGCTTGGTAGGAGCATTGCGCTTCAACCAATTTAGTGCGCCATTCACGGGATGTATTAGAGACTGCACCGTTTCGCGAAACTCAGCCAATGCTACTAAGCCAGACACTTCGGGCCGCTTGACTCCTGCTAAAGCAGAAGTAGCGGCCTGAGTAATAAGGCCATCAGTAGACTGGTTACATTTCGCAAGTAGTGCATCTAATACAGCTTCACGATCGCGATACACCGATCCGGTTTTTCGGTTATACCCATAGTTATGAGTATGAGCCCAAGCACCAGAAGAAGGTGAATTCGCATACGTGACCTGAGAGTAACTCATTGGAGAGTTAACTAAGGTTTTACCCGGAATAAAAGGCTTCGAAACGTAGTCATTCATTATTTCTAAGGTTCCGCTCTTCGAGGTAGTGATTTCATTGAAGGTTGCACCAGTTGACGTGTCAGAAACAACGTCAATAGCGCTATCAATTTTATAACCACCTCTAGTGCGGGACCTATATAACGA